TAGGTGCGACCCGAGTACGCCGTCACCACGATCGAAGGTGATGTGTTATCAGTCCACGACGGGCCTGTCCACGCCGCAGATCCGCCCGGCGCGATCGACGCAGGGTCGATGCGAAGCGGGTCATAAGCGTCACCCTGTTGCTCGGTCACGCCGCCTGAGCCTGAATACGCATAGGCAAGGACTTGCTTGTCGGCCTTGCGAATCGAGTGTCCAAGCGAGCGCAGCAACACATTGCCGCTCAGCGTGTGCGCATTGGTCGCACCCGTGAAGATCTGGAAGATCGCCGCCGTGCCTGTTGATCCTGCCGCCGTGGGCAATGTCACCTCGTCATCGGTCGCCGATCCGAGTGCGTTGTCCTCGTTGAGCATGTGCACGTTGAACGTGCCGCCCCATGTGAACAGTCCGCTCGGCATGAACTTCTTGACCGTCGGAGCTGTGGCATTGAAGCTCGTGATGTCGATCTCGCCGAAGTCGATGTCCATCGTCCAATCTTGCACAAAGCCGACCGTGACTGCGTTGTATGTCAGCAGGCCGGTGTTGCCGATCTTCGGGGCCGCCTTCGGATAGAAGCCGCTAAAGGTCATCGTGCCAGAGCGCAGGCCGCTCAATCGCTCGACTGCCGCACCGCTTCCAGATAGCTCGGAGATGTCGAACTCGTCCGCCTCGGTGTTGATCGCCACTTCGTTGATCTTCAGCACGTCGAACAGGAACTTGACGTCCGTGCCAGCCGTGACGCTCGTGACTGTTGCCGTACTGCCTGTGATCGGGAATGCCATTCGAGACTCCTATCAGATGTTGGCGGCGAGGTTGCCGACCCGTCCAGAGAATACCAAAGTAGCCTGATTAGCCTGCACCGTTTCAGACGGTGCGATCTCGCTCGAGATCAGCGTCCAACGCTCGCTGTTCGCGCCCTGAATGTTCGTCGCACCAAGCGCAGGCAAGGCGAGCAGATGATTGTGAAAGCCGTATGTCGGCGTGATGCGTGTGCCGCTCGACAGCATCGCATCGCCGATGAGCCTGTCGATAATCGTCTCAAGCCGTGACGTGCCTTCGGTGTCATCGTCGTACACGGTGAAGGTGATCTCGCACCGACCTTCGAGGCCGTCGAATGCGTTTGCATCGGCGCTCCACGTCACGCCGTAGACCAAGAATGGGAATGTCAAGCCGCTCGGGTTCGCCTTGTTGAAGCTTGCGCCTCCGGCAAGCGGTGTCTTCCATGCCGATGTGCCGCTGTCCCAAAGCGTCGTGTCGGCTTTGAGTCTGGTGAGTACGGCACGAGCTACGACTGCTGCGTTCATATCTTGAACTCCACGCCGAACACTCGCTTGATGTAGTGCTCGACTCCGCCCTTGAAGTACCGAAGCGACTCGGGGCCTTTGATGCGATCTAGTGTCGGTTGTACGTACGGTCGCCTCGGTATTCGCACCGACTTCGCAAGCCTGAACACGGGCTCATTCTTCGGTGTCACTCGTACACGCTTACCAGATGCGTCCTTGTAGAACCCGGCGTTCTGCGTGAATCGACCAGTCAGATACATTCTGCCGCTCTTCAGTTTCTTGAGATCGAAAGGATAGTTTCGCAGGCTTCCCTGCTTCACTTCCGAGAAGCGCCTCGCCGCATCGTTTACAGGCACCACAAGATACTTCGCTCGCTTTGGTCGAATCACGCCGCCACGGTCGAGGATCTTTGCATATACCGCATCGCTCCACACCTCGGCGCTCATGTCGCCCTTCGGCCTGACTTGAATCGAACGGCGTAGGAATCCTCGACGGATATTCGGAGGCATTCCCGGCGCTGACGATGTGTATCGGCCCGTCCTGCTGAAGTTGTCACGCATCGAGTTCTGCGCAAGCTTTGCGACGGCCATGTTGCCACGCTTCACGCCTTCACGGGCAAGACCCTGAAAGATCTTCATGTTCCTGAAGTCGAAGCGTGCCAAGCGTCACACCTCTCTGAAGACGTTCATCTGGTACACGACATCATTCGAGCACAGATTCAAGAACTCGCCGTCAGTCTGATAGTCCACGCCGTCGATCGTGATCTTGCTAATGTGATTCAACTGCGATGCAGGGATCGCCGCATCGCTTGTGGTCTTCGGCATCAAGTACAGCGTGAACAGCGTGCGTCCTGTCTCTTTCTTGTAGATCGCCGACTCGTTCGAGCTTGACGGCTGCAGGCAGCAAAGCACCGTCAGCGTCGTGTTCGTCGTCTGATCCCACGAGCCCGCAGTCTCTTGCGAAGTCTGCCGGACTGTGATCGTCGCCGTCTGACGCATGAACCAGATCGGCAACGGCATCGAGCTGATAGGTAGGAATGGCATTAGCCGTTGACCCTCGCACTACAGAACGGATCGAGCAAGTCGGCGTTCGCCTGTGCTGCAAGCTGTGGCGATGCGTATGTGACTGACCAGCTGCCGAGCGACTGCGAAGCGATGCCGTTGTCTTTACGGATCGAAGCGTATAAGCCGTCAACCATTCGAAAGATCGCAGTCTTGAGATCCGCAGGCGGTGCGCCCGTCACATAGACCACGCGAACACGCTGGAAGCTAGGCCGCCAGTCCCAGTTGCTGATCACGCCCGTGTTGTGGTACGTGTCGATGAAGACTCGATTGTTCTGCGCACCGTTCCAACGCACAAGGCCGCTGTCGAGCTCGGCGTAGTAGTCGGTCGAGTCGATCGCATTGCCGAGCGTGTTGTCAAGGTTGAACGGCGTAATGCTCGTGATGCTTGTCAGCGGGAACTCGTTCAGCTGCATCTCATAGCTATCGACCGTGTAGTCCTCGGTTCGTGTCGCCGCCTCGAAGCCGTTGGACAAGTCACGCCCGCAGTATCGCCGCACAGCGGCGTGCGCTGAGTCGAGCAGCACCTGAAGGCGTGCATCGTCGGTCGATGTCGTGATGCCTGCCCAAGTCTTATAAGCGACAAGGTTGACGATCTCACCCATGACGATCTCCTATCAAGCGAACGGAGCGTAAGCCATCGGCACATAGCTGATGAAGGCCGCTTCGAGTTGAATCGCGCCTGTGCCCGTGACAGATGCGGGAGTCGTAGTCAGAGCCATGACCCACTTGCACCCACGCAAGTCGAAGCCGCAGCCGAGCGAAAGGCCTGTGCCCGTTTGCTCGCCTGTGATCGTGCCGTACTTGTACACGCTGTCTCGAATGTCATCGGTTGCACCGGGTGTCATCGTGAAGGTGCTTCCCGTTGTGCCGCCGCTTGCCGATGTGTCCAGTCGTGCCCAGCGAATCGAGCCTGTATTGTTAAACACTCCCGTCGATTCGTTGAATGCCGAGTCATCGCCGTATGCGCCGTAGACGATGCACGCAGGCGAAGTAGTCGTTGCCGTGATCGCCGTTGCGTAGCGAACTCGAAGCAGTACACGGTTCGCATTTGGCGGTACACGCAGCGGCGTGACGTTCGAGTCCGAGTAGGTTCCCGGCTGCACGAGTACCGTGCTCGCAGGGGCCGCCGCACGCAGATCCGCATGGATGATCGTCCAGTCAGTTTGAGCGAATCCGGGATACACGATGTTCCCTGCCGATATGTCAAGTCCGATTCGTTTGCCTGCGCCCATAGTTAGCCTCGCACCGTTTGGGGTTTGCCTGTCTTCTGATACTCATCGAGATGCTGATTGAGCACTCGCCATTGGTTGTCCACCCAAGATACCATGACTTGTAGATGCCCGACATTCACCCGTGGCGTGACATAGGTTTGGCTGACCGTGTTGAGCTTGTGCCAGAACGCCACGTCCGCATCGACTCGCCCGTCGCCCCATGTGCCGTCAGGCGCAGGGACATGATGCAGCCAAGGCTTCGGCATCTTGCGCAGTACGCTCGTGCGCATGATCGTCAGGCCGAAGTGCGCTGATTTCACATGGAATAGATCGCCGCCAAGCTCGGCCTCGGTGATCGGATCGTGCTCGTTGCGAGCGATCAGCGGGATACCCTCGCCGCCTCGCTTGGCTTGAAGCGCAGCGATCGCTCCGGCATCGGGATACAGATCCATCAACGTCACCAGTCGCTCGATATCCTCGGGCGTGAATACCGTGTCATAGTCGATCGTCAGCACGTACTCCTTGTCGAGTCCGGCTTCGAGCGCACGCTCCATCGCCTGATCGAAGTACGCTCCCGTCATGCACCGATAGCTCAGGCCCAACGCCACGCAAGCCATCGTGGTGTTATCTCGGTTGTATGTCCAGTTCAGCCGAGGCATCGTGCAAACGACCGTGACACGACTGCCGAGCTCCACGCTTTTCGCAGGCTTGTAGCCTTCGAGATTCAGCGAGCAGTTCATACTTGCGCAGTCCGTGGTGCTCGATGCCCAACGCTGAAGCGCAAACAAGCCCGCCTTCTCCATCTGCCAACGCAGACCAGCCTCGTCGAACAATGCGCCGTGCACATCGTTCTCATCTTGCCTGCCGCCTAGCACGATCGACTGCACGGGCACATCGCCTGCGCCTTCGAGATACTTCTGAGCGCACCATCGGAAGTCCGGCACAGCGATGCGAATCCTGCCGCCGGGCTTCAGCACTCGCACCCAGTCGTTCAGGACTTCTTGCGTCTTGTTGTACGGGAAGTGCTCAAGTACATGCGATGCGTAGATCTCATCTACGCTTTCGTCCTTGTACGCAAGTGGATACACCTCGCTCCCGAGCTTGCGATCAATCGGCGTAAAGCCTTCAAGGTGCGAGTCGCCTGCGCCTAAGTTGAGGCGCACTTTCTCTGATGCCGTCATGCTGTTCCTTTCACTCACTCAGATTCACTCAACCGACAAACTCCGCACGCCGATTCCTCGGACGTGCGGAGTGAAAGGAAAGCATCAGTTCGTATCTGCAGCCGAAGCGGTCGCCGCAGCGCCTGACTCAGAGGCCGAGTTCGGCGACTGCGCAGCGTTGAACGCATCAACCACAAAGACGGGAAGGTTGTAGTTGGTCGTTGCCGGAGTCTGGTAGCGGACGAACGCATAGGCGTGCTTGTTCTTGTGCACGTTCAAGCGGGTCACGCTGCCGAAGCTGGTGTTGTTGTGAACGCCAAGCACGAACTGCGAAGTGCTCGCCGTCGAGTTGGTCGTGCCGACCAGACCGTTGACAGCGGTAGCGCTGGCGAAGGTCGTGCTATCGCCGACAAGCACATCGAGCGTCGCCCACTTCACGGATGCGTTGGTCGCGGTCGCCGCTTGGTGGATGCACTTGATCTGCACGCTGTCGAAGCCTGCGATGTCGAACGGGCCCGCCGAAGCGGTGGCGTTCGTCGCAACCGTCGCCGAGGGAGTCACGACGATGGATTTGCTGAGAGTTCCGAGAACCATAGATTGATCTCCTTGTGTGAGAGTTTACAGATTACGTGGTTTCGAGGGCGACGATGTTGCCGTAAGTCGAGCCACGACCGTCACCGTGGATAGCGATCGCCGCACGAGCGGTCGCACGCCAAGTCCAAGTGTCGGTGTTGAACGCATAGTGCTCGCTCGAAGCGATCGTCAAGTCACGACGCTCGCCGACGATCGAGCCGCCGACGAAGTCGCCGATGTAGACGCTCTTGGTGGTCGAGGCCGAAGCAGTCGGCATGACCTGAGAGAAGTACACGGGATAGCCAAGGAAGGACGCATCAGCTCCAGCGAGCGCCGGGCCTGCGAGATCCTTGAACTGACTCGTCGCCTTCTCAAGACGCAGCATGACTTGGAAGTAGAACTGACGGCTGCACACCATGGCGATGCGCGAGGAGTCCACGTTCTCAAGCGATCCGAGCGCCTTGGTGAAGTCGGCGCTGGTGATCGCTGACCAAGCGTTGCCCGAGGCATCGACGTACGCAGCGGACGGAAGAGCGTTCTTCAATCCGATGTACCCGCCATAGGTGCTCGTGCCGTCGCCGTTGAAGTACGCCTCGTCGATCGCCTTGTCATACGCTTCACGCATCGACGCAGCGAGATCGTCGGCAACGCTCACCGCAGCGTCGTCAAGCAGCTCGTTCGAGGCCTGCATGAGGAGCTGAAGCTTGCGAGCGGCGAGCTCGACGTTGTCGTAGCCGTTGTTGCTGACCGTCGTGCTCTGACCTTCGCCCGCCCACGACATCGTGGCGATGCCGGTCTTGCGAGGAACACGGGTCAGATCAC